TGATCAAGTCGCGCAAGACCCCGGAGACCGGCAAGCACATCCCGGCGATCTACCTGCGGGCGTCGAGGGACCAGCGCCTCGCCCTCCTGCAGGGGCTGATGGACACCGACGGGCATGTCGGCCGCAAGGGCCGGTGCGAGTTGGTGACGATCTATCCGCGGCTGGCGGACGGGTTCGGCGAGCTGCTCGCCACGCTCGGCATCAAGTTCACCTCCGCCGAGCGGCAGCCGATGGCGGTGATCGACGGCGAACGCCGCCCGGGCAAACCGGCGCGCCGGTTCTCGTTCATGATCTACGACGACACGCCGGTCGTCAGGCTGTCGCGCAAACGCGCCCGGCAGGTGTCGCGGGAGGGGCGGCGTACGACGGAGACGGAACGGCGCCGGATCGTCGCGGTCGAACCGGTCCCGAGCGTGCCGGTCAAGTGCATCCAGGTCGACAGCCCGAACCGGCTCTATCTCGCCGGCAGGGCGATGATCCCGACCCATAACACCGAGATGCTGAACAACGCGATCGGCTACCACATCGACCAGGACCCGGCGCCGATCATGGTGGTGATGCCGACCGAGCGCGACGCCGAGACCTGGTCGAAGGACCGGTTCTCGCCGATGGCGCGCGACACACCGTGCCTGACCGGCAAGATCGCCGACCCCAGGTCGCGCGACGGCAACAACAAGATCCTGCACAAGCGGTTTCCGGGCGGACATCTGACGATTGTCGGCGCCAACGCGCCCTCGGGGCTGGCGAGCCGGCCGATCCGGCTCCTGCTCTGCGACGAGGTCGACCGCTACCCGTTCAGCGCCGGGGCCGAGGGCGACCCGGTGAACCTGGCGAGGAAGCGGACCGTCACCTTCTGGAACCGCAAGATCGTGCTGGTCTCGACGCCGACCAACCGGGGCGCGAGCCGGATCGAGGCGGCCTGGGAGGAGAGCGACCAGCGCCAGTTCCATCTGCCGTGCCCGGACTGCGGCGCGGAGCAGGTGCTGACCTGGGGGCAGGTCCGGTGGGACAAGGATCCGGACGGCACCCACCGGCCCGAGACCGCGCGCTATCATTGCGTGGACTGCGATGCGGGATGGCGCGACGAGACCCGCTGGGCCGCGGTCAGCCGGGGCCGCTGGATCGCGAACCGGCCCTTCGCCGGGATCGCGGGGTTCCACCTGAACGAGATCTATTCGCCCTGGGTGCGGCTCGAGGCGATGGTGCGGGCGTTCCTCTCGGCCCGCGCGGGCGGTGACCAGGCAATGAAGACCTTCGTCAACACCTCGCTGGGCGAGACCTGGGTCGAAAGCGGCGAAGCGCCCGACTGGCAGCGGCTGGCGGACCGGCGGGAGGCCTGGCCGCCCGGCACGGTTCCGGCGGGCGGGCTGTTCCTGACCGCAGGCGCCGACGTGCAGAAGGACCGGATCGAGGTCGATGTCTGGGCCTGGGGGCGCGGGCTGCAGAGCTGGCTCGTCGATCATCTGGTCCTCGAGGGCGGACCCGGCGATCCGGCCTGCTGGCAGCAGCTCACGAACATGCTCGGCCGGACATGGGCGCATGCCTGCGGCGCGCATATGACGCTGGCGCGGCTCGCGATCGACACCGGCTTCGAGACCAGCGCCGTCTATGCCTGGTCGCGGCAGGTCGGCTTCGCGCAGGTGGCGCCGGTCAAGGGCGTCGAGGGCTTCAACCGGGCGAGCCCGGTCACCGGGCCGACCTATGTCGATGCCACCATCGCGGGCAAGCGGCTCAGGCGTGGCGCGCGGCTCTGGACGGTGGCGACCTCGACCTTCAAGGCCGAGACCTACCGGTTCCTGCGGCAGGGTGAGGCGGAACCGTCGCCCCGGTGGGGCGGCGAAAGTCCGCCGAACGCCGACGCCGCCAAATGCCCGCCCGGCACGATCCATCTGCCGGACTGGGCCGATGGCGAATGGCTGAAGCAGCTGACCGCCGAGCAGCTGGTGACGGTGCGCACGAAACGCGGCTTCGCCCGCCTCGAATGGCAGAAACTGCGGGAGCGGAACGAAGCGCTCGACACCCGCGTCTACGCTCGCGCCGCCGCCTGGATCGCGGGCGCGGACCGCTGGGCGGAGGCGCGTTGGGCCGAACTGGAAGGGCAGTTCGCCGTGTCTGCCGCGATCGGAACGGACGGTGGCTCCGCGAACGCAGCGTCCCGTCCGGCCCGAACCGCACCCCGGCGCCGGACCGTGCGCTCCAGCTACATGAGGTGAGTCCCATGTCCACGCCTGCGGAACTGCGCGCCCGCCGCGAGGCGCTGGCCGCGCAGCGGTCCTCGGGCGTGGCGCGGGTCAGCTACGACGGCAAGACGGTGGACTATCGCAGCGTGGCCGAGATCGACCGCGCCATCGAGGCGCTCGACCGCGAGATCGCGGCGGCCGAAGGTCGGCGGATCGTGCGGCAGGTCCGGGTGACGACGGCGAAGGGTCTGTGACGCGATGGGCCTTCTGGATCTGTTTCGCCGCCGGAACACGGGCGGTCCGTCCGCGATGCGCGCCCGCCTCGAAGGCGCGATGGCCAGGCGCCGCCTCCGGGGCTGGAACCCGCCGCTCGAGAACATCAACGCGCTGGTCGCCTCGGGTGGCCCGCGGCTGCTGGCGCGGTCGCGCGAACTCGTCGTCACCAACGGCTACGCGGCCAATGCCTGCGAGGCCTTCGCCGCCAATCTCGTCGGCGACGGCATCAAGCCCTCGTCGCTGATCGAGGATGGGCCGATCCGCGACCGCGTCCAGCGGCTCTGGCTCGCCTGGACCGACGAGGCCGATGCCGACGGTCTCACCGACTTCTACGGCCTGCAGGCGATGGTGGCGCGCGAGATGTTCGTGGCCGGCGAGTGCTTCGTGCGGCTGCGCCCCCGGCGCGCGGAGGACCCCGGATCGAGTCCGGGGCAGGCTAAGCTGGCGGTGCCGCTGCAGCTGCAGCTCCTGCAGTCGGAGATGCTGCCGTTCGAGAAGACGGAGACCGCATCGAACGGCAACCGCATCCGCTGCGGGATCGAGTTCGACGGGATCGGGCGCCGCGTGGCCTATCACTTCCGCCGCCGCCATCCGGGTGACAGCACCGACCAGGGCACGGCTACGCCTGAGACGGTGCGCGTTCCGGCCGCGAACGTGCTGCACATCTATCGGCCGATCGACGCGGGCCAGATCCGGGGCCTGCCCCACATCGCGCCCGCGATGGTGCGGCTCTTTCTGCTCGACCAGTACGACGATGCCGAGCTCGACCGGAAGAAGACCGCGGCGATGTTCGCGGGCTTCATCACCAAGACCGCGCCGGAAGAGCCGATGCTGGGCGAGGCCGAGGCCGATCCCGACGGCGCCGCCATCGCCAGCCTCGAGCCCGGCACCATGCAGGTGCTGCTGCCAGGGGAGGACGTGACGTTCTCGTCGCCGGCGGACGTCGGCGGCGGCTACGAGGCGTTCCAGTACCGGACGCTCTTGTCGATCGCGGCCTCGGTCGGGCTGCCCTATCACCTGGTGACCGGTGACGTTCGGCAGGCCAACTATTCGAGCCTCAGGGCCGAGCTGGTCGAGTTCCGCCGCCGCGTCGAACAGCTCCAGCACGGGGTGATCGCGCATCAGCTCTGCCGCCCGGTCTGGGCGCGGTGGATGGAGACGGCGGTTCTGGCTGGTGCGCTGGATCTGCCGGGCTATGCCACATCGTCTGGCCGCTACCGCGCGGTGCAGTGGATCCCGCCGCGCTGGGAATGGGTCGATCCACTGAAGGATATCCAGGCGCAGGTGCTGGCGATGGAGGCCGGGATCACCTCGCGGCGCAAGGTCGTCGAAGCCACGGGCTACGACGTCGAGGAAATCGACCGCGAGAACGCGGCCGACGCCGCGCGGGTGGCGGCGCTCGGCCTGCGCTACCGCACCAGCCCGGGCGAGACGCAGGGCGCGCGGGCGACCCCGGCGCAGGTGCCGGATGCGGGCCGTGACACGGGCGGCGACGGGACATCCGAACAGGAGTGACATGATGAAAACATGGTACACGATCCGCGCCCGGGGAACCGGGGCGGAAGTGGCGATCTATGACGAGATCGGCGCCCATGGCGTCTCGGCCAAGGGATTCCTGGCCGAGCTCGGCGCGCTGCCAGAGGGCACGCCGATCGACCTGCGGCTGAACAGCCCGGGCGGATCGGTCTTCGACGCGGTGGCGATCCACAACGCGATCAGGCGCCACGCGGGCACGGTCACCGTCTGGATCGACGGCATCGCCGCCTCGGCCGCGTCCTACGTGGCGATGGCGGGCGACGAGATCGTCATGCCGGAGAACGCCTTCCTGATGATCCACGACCCCGCCGGCCTGGTGATGGGCACGGCCGCCGACATGCGCGCCATGGCCGAGGCGCTGGACAAGGTGGGTGACAGCCTCGCCGCAGGCTATGCCGCGAAATCCGGCCGGCCGGGCGACGAGATTGCCGCCCTGATGGCCGCCGAAACCTGGCTCGATGCGACCGAGGCGCTGGCCCTCGGCTTCGCCGACCGGCTGGCGGAGCCGATGCGGATCGCGGCCAGCTTCGACACGCAGAGGTTCCGCAACGCGCCGCCGGCTCTGGTGGAGGCGATCGAGGCCGCGTCGGAAGGCGACGTCAAGGCCGACGAAGCCGATGCGCCGGAGGAAATCGGCGATCCGTTGGACAGCGAGGAGGATCGCGCGCAGGACGACAAAGAAACCGCCAGCGCGCCGGAAACCGCTGCGTCGCCCGCAGACGATCCGCCTGAAAGCGGTCCACCACCCGATCCCACCGCGATCCGCGCCGAGGCCATCGCCCATGCCCGCGCCGTGATCGATCTCTGCCGCCTTGCCGGGCAGCCGCAAATGGCCGGGCGCTTTCTGGAAACCGACGCGGGCCTCGACGAGGTCCGCGCCGCGCTCCTCGCCGCCAGGGCCGAAGCCGAGCCCGAGATCGCCGCGCACCACGCGCAACCGGGCCGGACCACGACCGCCCGTCCCTGGGGCGAGATC